TCAATGGTGTCAAACTCTTGCTTAAATAATCTACCAAAAGTTTTTGTAGCACCTCCAGCATATCGGAAGTACTCTTTCATGCCTAACTTATTTTTTTCTAAGGCATGAGTAAATGATTCTGTCGATGTTCTTACAAGGCCCATCTGGGCAGTGAACTGTCCTGTAGCATTTATAGAATTTAAGAGGTTAGTCTGTAAATTCTTTTGTGCCATAGCACTAGCAGCACTGCCCTTAGCGATGGACGCATGAAAGGTGGCTAGTTGACGCTGTAGATTTTTTAGTTCCGCAAGTGCTGCAGACGCATCAATATGTACGCCAATATTAGCATTTACGTCAGCCATTAACTAGCACCTTTTCTATTGTTTAATTGTTTGCAAGTACTGTGTTTAACAAAGCATTTGCATCTGATAGTTTAACTCCAGAGGCTGCTTCAATAATTTCATAAACTGTTGGAAGATCAAGAATGTCTTCTAGTTTATCCTTATCTTTTGCAAGTTCTGGATTAAATTGCTCCATAGCAATCTGTACACATTCCATAAGAAGAGCCATAGACTTTTCATTATCCTCTGCCACATCTGCTACCTTTTCGAACTTACTCATGAATGGGCGAAGCAAAGAAATCTTAAGCGGTCTAACGCTAATCTTTGTTCCGTCCATCAGGATAAGTTCTTTACCCTCATGCACTGTTGTTGCCATTTTTTCCTCCTATATAGGCTTCCTCAATTATAGCACAAACAAGCCTATTTTTATGTTAGATTTTCGTAATCTAAACCCATACCGATACCAAACCCAAGTTGCTTAGCCTTTGGTCCTTGAAGAGATAACACATCATTTGAATCACTTGTTTGACCACCACTAAATACTCTAGCCTTCATATCTTCCCATTCTTGTTGCCCCTTGCCTTTGCCAGACTCAGCATCTAAGTCAACACCCTGAATGGCAGCCAAAAACTTTTTTTCTGAATAATCTAACTCTCTGCTTATATCTAGTGTTGCCATTAACTCTGGCATAGATAGTGATAGTTCTAGTTCTTGATAATCTTTCCAAATTCCCAGCAAAAATACCTCTGCTTCTAACTTGGCAAGGTCTAGATCAGCCCAAGTATTTCCTTTTTCTGCTTGCTCTTTTACTGGCTCTTCAGATGACTTGTTTATCTTTATGCCTGCAGCAACCTCTAGTACTTTATATATTGTTGGCAAATTAAGATTATTTTCTACATCTTCTGTAGTAGAAGATATTTCTGGACAATATTGTTTCATGCAAATTCTTGCACACTCAACAAGAACAACTATAGATTCATCATCGGTGTGTGTGTCTTTAATTTTATCAAAAGCAATCATAAACTCACGAAGATATTTAATCTTAAGTGGAGTAACTTCAACTATTTTATTATTTACTAGTGTAATAAAATCACTATTATATACTGTGGTTGCCATAGAGATTCTATTCTATCACAAAACAACAAAGCCCACCTCCGAAGAGATGGGCCAAGTCGTATAATTGTTTAAATTATGATGCTGGATCGAAGGTACGATCTACGATCTTACCGTATGAACCAGATGTGTCCTCTGGAAGGAGACGGAATGATACTTCAAACATTGAAGCCTCATCACGCTTTGCAGATACTGTTACATTCTCAATTGAGAGTGCACGGTATGCTGTGTAGACACGCTCTACTGTTGCAGAGTCTACGCAATCACCTGTACCAGGACCGATTGCAACGATACCACGCTCAACTGGACATTCGCCAAGTTCACCAGCAGAAAGGTTAAGAACCTGTCCGTTAGATGTTGACTTTGTGCCTGTTAATTGTGAATCGCTGAATGCTAAAGCAAGTAGAAGATTTTCTAGTGTAGCCTCAGCAAAAGCAGTTGCAAGATTTACCTGCATACCCTGCTTGTAAAGTTTAGCAACGTCAAGAATCTGGTCAACCTGTACTTCGCCGAAGTCAGGCTGGAACTGCAATTCAAGACCGTTCATGGTGTAACCTACGTTTGTATAACCTGCATCATCTGCAAGTGTCTCTCTAAAAGACTCTGTACCATCAAATGCCTCTAGGGTATCTGCTGCTAGTGTTGTATCTGCAACGAAAAGTGCTGCTGCTCCAACGATGATGTTGGTTGACGAACCACGACTATATGCCATTTTTCACCTCTTTCTGTAATCTATAGAATAGATATTAAGTTGTTGGCGCTTGTTTCCTCAACCTAAGTATAACAGCCTTTTAAGTGTATAATGCGTCTAGTGGGTCATTCGTGTGATAGTCATACTGAACAATCACTTTATTTCTATAAATCATTCTCATTGACCCCTGGGCAGACTGCAATTCTAGAAGGTCTCTAGACTCGTCTACCTGAAAAGTCTTAGTATTGTGGAAAAATACTGGCTGTGAAATAGTGCCAATAGAGTCCTGATTAGCAGCAGACCAGGAGTTGAGATCTTGTGCAGATGAGTCTTCTCTGTCAAGGGCAGCATTAATAATACGAATAGTTGCCAAAACCTTTTCAAGTGGTCCGTGAACTGTATACATCATTTGTTCTCTTTTGTGCCTATAAAAAGGGCTTGGTCTAAATCTTGATAGTGTGTCAAATGCTATAAGGACTGGAAGCGAAGAATCTGTAGATATTAGTTCTGAATAGAGGTCATCTATGCTAGTTGCTGATACTGGAATAAAAGGGCTGAATGTTTGTGAGGCTGGAACAATATCAAACAACTTAAGTTGCTTTTCAAGATATCCATTAAGCGCAAAGCCTGGATAGTATGTTTGCTGACCTACTAGTTCTTTATCCATAATCTTATTCTACACCAATCTTTAAATTTGCTATCCATCTGAATCCAGTCTGGATACCCTTGTTTTTGCCAAGCCTTGAGCCTTGATTAATATCTTTTTTAAATACAGTTGGATTTTGAATATAGTTATAAATACCAGATGCTCGTAAAAATGATTGCTTAAAATAAAATAACATAAAGTTATCTATTGTTTTTGAAAAAGATCCTTGAACTTGAGTTCCTCCAGGATCTGAAACGGTTACATCATTTGAGGTAAAGATTTCTTCATTATCAATTGTAAAAGCAAGAACTCTTTTCTTTGGTCTAATTGTAACTGGAACACCATTTTCCATAATCTTTGCTTTGTCATAAAATGGAACAGTTGATCCCTTTTTTAATGTTTCTGATTGTGTAAATGTTCCTCTAACTGATAGACCTAGGTTGCTAATAGTATAATCTAGATCAAACAATCTTGCGCTGGGGCTACCAGTCTTATTCCACTCATAAATATGATGTAGTGCTGCAGGGTTAGATCTTGCTTGAGCATCTATATACTGGCCCATAGATGTTATTGTTGCTTGCCCTAGAGCCTTTAAAAATTCAGTCTTTCCTTTTTGTACTCCATCAATAAAACCCATAGAATAATTTACAATATTATTCATTTGTTTTTCAAAACTTTTAGTTGTGGTAGTTACTCTCACTAGTCACCTACAGACTGGTTTTCTGCTCTACGCCAAAGAATCTTGTAGTATTCGATATCTCCGAATGGGCTAACGAATGGTTCTACAGTAGCAAACTCATAGATTGTTGCTCTACCTGATCTTGGTCCTGATGTTTCTCTGTAGATAATAGTATCATTTGCATTACGTATGTTAGTTACCAAAATGTTTGTCATCGCACTGTCAGAACTTTGAGAAGATACTCGTGGATCTGATTTTGTTCTTGCTATTAGTTGTCCGTTATTTTGTAAAAATATTTCTGGCTTGATCTCTTCTTTAGAAGCACCGCCTATAGGAGTAGCATTGCAGATAATACTTCTATCATAAATCCAACTCTTTTGTGCTTGTCCATACTCATTCTGCTTTATCTGTGCATAATAAATATCGGCCTTCATAGGATACATGAAGTCAGTAACTTCACATGTATCCACTATAAAATTCCAATACGTGTAATCTTATTGGTGTATCCTGATAAAATCTTATCTACAATAATGTTTCCAGTACCGCTTGAGATTTGCTTGTCGTACTCAATCTTAAACTGATCAGTGCTATAGTTCTTTACATATCTCTTGTAGTAATCTAGTTTGCCACACTTAATATCTTCAATAAGCATCTTTGTTGCATCTTGAATATCATATGGAACAACTTTATACCCAACCTCAGCCAAGAAAATATAATCAGTTCCTTCTGGGAATGTAACTCCAGGAGTAATCGTTGCAACATTTCCACTGTCATCTGTATCAAACAGTGACAAAGAGTCTGATGCTGCTAGAGGAACTCTTGCTGGTCTGCGCTCTGATCTATTGTATCCGTCTGTTGCTGCAACTGGATCTTTAATGATTGCACTCTTATCTTTTGTAAGCATGTAGTTCCACTCACCTAGTGCTGGACCATCTACAGAATAAATATCATAAACAAGAATTGCGTTTTCATAAACCTTTACGAGTTTTTCAACTTTGTCCCAAACTGGCATGTAGTCAGTCTCTTGTCCAACTGGCTCAACATATTTTCTCTTGTAATAAAATCCACCAGTAATACTATCTATAAGTATTCTGGCTAAGTTTTCATATTCTACATACTTTGCAATATCGGTTGCAGTTGTTAGTCCGTGGCTTGCTGCTAACTCTCTTGCATTTACATATGGTCTAGCAATTTCTAGGTTATCTTGAACAACAATGTCTCCACGATCTGCGTAAACATTTCCAGATTCCTCTAAGTCCTCATATATAGTTAGCGAGTATGACTTATCATATTTTATAAAATCATTGTCTAGTGTATAGGTTACTTCGGAAGTAGGGCTTGATGTAAGATATACAACAACCTCTGCTTGCTCTAAAGTATCTTCAATAACTAAAACATAGCCTGTGCTGGAATCAGGAACTGTATATGTAACAGAAAGTGGGTATGGTGGGAGTCTTAGAATCTGCATAATTATTTACCGTAGTATGATGCTACCTCTTCTGGAGACGCTATGCGTACTGCCTTATGGGTAACCATCTTTTCCGATGCCTCCTTTGAGACGATGTTGTATCCTACTGCAAGAGACCCCAAGCCATTCCAGTGGATATTTCTAGTTGAGTAAAGAGCAATCTTTTCTTCTTTAGGCTGCTCTTTGCCTTGTTTTACGCTTTCAATTTTATTGTCATTTGGATGAAAACTTGCTATTACTTCTAATATTTCTAACTTAGTCTTTACCCCAAATAGATCAATGTTATTTTTTTTAGCGTACGACTTTAGTTCCATAACAGTCTTTGTTGCTAAATCTTCCATTGTAGAATTCATTTGATCTCCCTATACTTACTGTAATTATACCAGAGTTATCTTCTTAGGGTCTGTGCTCTTCTAATTCCTGATGGAGTTCCAGACATGACTATGTTCTCACCAAAATTAGCAGTAGGTATACATCCCAAAGCATTGTACTCTGATATGATTCCGTTAGGTCCAGATATGACTGTTCCAGTAACTCCCCCTGCTACAATGCATCCACCACTACGGTGGTTATGTTCTTCTGGTGTACTTCCTGGATAAGACATTTTTCTCCTTATATGACTAAGGAGGGCAGTTTTTACGCTGCCCCCCTAGATCATTGCTTAGTATTAATTAGGAATCTGAGGCTGCATCTGCGTAAGCAACTGCATCCAACTCTTCCCACTGAAGACCAAAGCGAACGAATACTGTGTATTCAATGGTGTCCTTCTTAGCAACATATTCACGGTTTACTGTGATATCTCGCTGGAATCCCCATACACGGTTTGCTGGGAATGTCAAATCGACATAACCTGCTGGGTAGTAAGGAACTTCCTGGACTGTGATGCCAAGTACACGAGTTGTACGAGCATCGCCGAATGTCTGTCCTGCGCCATCGAGGTAAGCCTGTCGGTTAGACTGTGTGCTTCCTGGAATCTGGCCTGAAACTGCTTCAGCAATTGCATCAGCAAGTGTACCGTTATTCTTGACGATACCCTGGAATGCGTCTGTACCTGCGTAGAACTTAAGGTTTGACTTAAGTGCACGGTACTTACGTGGCATTGCCAAGATGATGTCCTGCATAACGTTTGGAGTCCATTCGTTGCTAGAGACAGTTACTGCTGCTTCGTGAGCATCTGAACCGTCTGTAACCTTTGTTACGAAACCTTCCATGATTGAAAGGAATGGTGATGTTGTACCATCACCGTTGATTGCAAGATCTTCGATATCGTTAGCAAAAGCATTTGTCATCAAGCGAACTAGATGATCTTCAAGTGCTCCACCTTCGATATTGTCTTCAAGCGCTTCAGTTGAAACTTCCCAATCAAGACGAATCTTTTTTGTAGTAAGTTCAACCTTGCTAAATGTAGCACCTGCGTTTGTGAAATCTGGCTGTGCTTGTGCAGCAGCACGGATTACACGCTCACCAACGTTAACTTTTTCAAGTTCCATTGTGTTTGCACGCATTGTGACTCTACGGCCATCCTTGGCGAGAACTGTTGCATCCCACACGTAGTCGATGAAGCGACGAGCCTGCTCTGGTGCTAAAATACCACCTGGTGTACCAGTTGGGTTTACAGAGTTTGCACCGTATGTACCAAAGGCTGCTGTGGCAATGTTACCAAGAGAAGCCGCTGGAGTAAGGTTACCATCTGGACCTGTAACTGTTGCACCGCCGATTGCGCCTGATGCGAATGCACCGTCGCCATTGTGAGCGTGTGTTTCAGTTGGAGAACCTGGATAGTTCTTTACGATATCTGTATTTTGTTCTGACATATTGTTCACCTCCTAGTGATTTATATATATTAACTTAATAGGTCGGAATTTGTGAGGAAACGTCCGCCCCATAGGGATTTCTGAACCTTCACAGGCTCAAACTGCACGATCTCGCCTAGATCGCCAGACTTGCGGAAAGCGGTGTCTGCAACTACGGCATCGACACGCTTGCCAAACTCATTAAAGTTACCCTTGATATTGTTAACCTCACTTGTTACACTATCAACGGACTTTGTTACTACTGCTATCTGCTCGTTAAGAGACTTGATAGTGGCAGCAAGATCGCCAAAGGCATTAGTAAGAGACTCTTTAATTTCTGAAACTGCTTTTGCAACTTCTTCGTTAAGTGCTACAGAAACTTCATTTACAGTATCTGATGCTTCCTTATTAGTCTCTTCTTCTACTGTTACATCTGCAACTGTAGAATCTGCACCACCATCAACTGACTTTTCAATTGGTGCCTCATCGACAACCACTGCTTCATCAGCAACTACATCTGTTTTTTCAACTTCAGTTGGCTGTGCCTCTGGAGCAACCTCTGCATTTTCAACTGCAACATCAACTGCTGCTTCTGTTGTTTCTGACATAGGGTTTACCTCCTTTGTAATCTTAATTGTACTAATGCCTTTAGCACTATCAACTAAGAACTTTATCATATCTGCTTTATCTTTATCATTTTTTTCAACAAAACCAATGTTCTTCATTTCTTCTCCAGAAACTGGACTTACATGTGTTTCTTCTTCTGATGTGACAATGAGGCCAGATTGCTTATCATAAAATACATTTTCTAAAACTGTCTCGTCAGCCTTAATTACATCAACGCCGTCAACCTTCTCAACTGACACAATGCTTGCAAACTGATTTGCTGGGCTGTCAACTAATGAAAGTTCGATTAGGTCATAGTCTTTAATAATTCTAATTTGCTTATCCGCTTTTTCGTCATAAGCATCATCCCACTTGTTCATACGTCCCCCGATTGAAAAACCTGTGTACGTTCCGTCAAGAACCTTTTCCCATGCATCCTGTGCACCCTTGGAAATATAGGTAGAAACATAAACACCCTTGTAGAACTTCTTTGACTCTGGATCAAAATACTTTTCTTCTTTAAATGAAATCATTTTTCCTACTGCAGATGGCTGATGCATTTCTCTAATGTTCCCACGGAATTTAGCAAATGCTTCCATAGAAGCCTCTGTTGTTACAATGTCATATTGCTTGTCTAGGTTGTCAAGGGATGCAAAACCTGAAACGATTCTGCGCTCTAAATCCACTTTTCCGAAAGGCATTGATAGACGAACGTTGTCGCCTTCCGTAATCCAGGAAGCCTTGTTAATTTTCATAGCGTATCTATTATACCAAACGTTTATAGGGTTTTCTCAACTATTGAGACGAACGACCCTGACCCTGTGCATTTCTTCCAGATACCGTAGTTGTGCTGTCTGACTGATTGTTTGTTCTTTCGGTATCTCTTGCTCTGTTCCCCGCAGTATTAGCCCTTGCGTCTGCTGCTGCTCTTGCGTTTAACTCTAGTGGCTCATCTCCACCTTCTCTTTGAGGAAGATCAAGAATTTCACGAGCCTCATTTGGAAGCATAATCTGAGACTTAACATATTTTTCAAGAATTTGAGCCTGTGCAATCTCATCTGTAAGAGTAAGTTCGTTAAACTTAAGTTCAAGAATATCTGTTTGCTCTTTAATAATCTTGCTGATTACCTTCTCAAGATGATGCTGTGCTGGTCGTGCAACCTGCTCTTTAAAGGTTCTGTCTTGTGAGAGTGCTGCTGCAAGACCCGATTCTGATCCACCAAGTTTTGAAATAGGAACTTGATGAGCAATTAGAATATCATCACGATTTTGCTTGCGATACTCCTTAAATGATCCATCCTGAACACCATTCTCAATTGGCTCCATCTTAAACTCAACTTTATTCTGGTCTGTGTCTCCAGGAAGAGGAATGTATAGGGTTCTGTGTGACTGAGACTTAAGTCCTGTTTGTAGGAATCTAAACATCTTGTCTTCTGAGTCTCCACTAAGTTGAGCGCCCTTAAGAGTAATGATATATCTTGGAACAGCCTTGTTTTCAAAATAGTCAATATTATACTGAGATGCTAAATGATCTCCAACCAAAGACGGCAGTGCAGAAACAATATCTGGCACACCATAGAATGTATTTAATGGTGAGTATTCCTTGATATGAATAATCTCATTTGGTCTTGGATCTGCTGTTACAGGGTTTGGATTCTTCGCTGCAAAATTTCTAAAGTAAACAATCTTGTTTCCAATAATCTGTAAGAAACCATCGTGTAGTCTACGGACACGAATTGTTGTTGCTGGTATGTGTCCGATATATCCTATTTGTCCTTCTATGTTTCTTCCTACTTCGATAAAACCATTACCAGTTGCTTGAAGGTCTGTATAAACCTTCTCCATAATTTTTGTAAACGAATCTTCATCATTTAAATTTTCTAACCAGTCACGAATTTCGATCTTCATGCGTTCAATGCGCTTGCGAGCACGACCAACCTTTTCTTGATCATCGCTGCTTTCAAAACGAAGTGAAGTAGTATCTGTTAGGTCAAACCTATAGCCTAAGCCAACAATATTTTCTACCTTGGCATCAATAGCAGCATGGTTAGCAAAAGATGTATCGTAAAAGTTAGCCAACTCATACATGTTATATGGTGGTGTAATAACATCAAATAGTCCGTATCCATTACGATATACCGTTCCAGGATTGATTTGCTTTGATGCAGAACTATCTCCTGCTGGCATAGCGTTTGCTGAATCTAAATATGCAGGATCTCCAACAGCCTTGTTTGCTACACGACTTGTTCTGCGTTTAAAATTTTGATTTATCCCGCTAAGGTCTTTTAAGTCTTCCCAGTTTTTATTAAATGGGTCTTGAGCAACAAAAGGATCTGGCTCTTTTTCTTGTGTGTTTAACTTTGCAAAAATTGGATATTCGTTACTCATCGCTGCCATACCTATCGTGAGTTTGTTGTGCTGCATGCCATGCACCCAAGTCATTCATAGATGGGATTAGCCCTTGCTGCATTCTATCTAATTGCTCAGAGTATTCTTCATCAGTGACTCTAGTCAGCCCTGGAACAAAAATTGCGTCTCCGTCACCTGGATCGCCATAATACTTTGCAGCATCTTTTAGTTGTGACATCTTTGAAAGATCGCCTCTCATAGACTCAATGTTAAGGACATTGCCCTCTCCATCAGTAAACCACTTGCCGTTTGACTTCTTATAAACATATAGGCCCCAATTGTACTTCTTTTCAATAACTTGACGACGTACATTTTTTACAAGGGGTTTACCAGTTTTTGGGTTAATTAATGCATCCATAACAACCAGTATACCATATTACACTGGAGATACGGTTTCTGATGACCATGAGACGGCATTATATATTCTTAAAGCATCTGCATCAACAGTTAATCCCTTTAGGTCATCAATAATAATCTTATTTGTTCCAGAGTACGACTTATATACATTTTCTGGGTTAACTCCGTATATTTCTGATGTAGAAATTGACAGCATTCCGTCCCATACATAATTATCAAACCAGTACTGCCATTCGTAGTCAATCAGCCCCTCACTCTTTACATTAAGCCAAGGCCTTGTAATAGTTCTTTGTACCTGCTGCAAGTCTGTTGATTGATAGTAGGATACATTATTAAATACCCCTGGGCCAGTAAGGTTGATGGATCCAGAGTAAGAGTCAAAGTTTAGAGAGTTTGAAAATCTTAATCCGATTACTGACCATTCCTTAACTGTAAGGACTGGCTCTCTTACTAGTTTGCCATTTAAGAAATAAGATACTCCATTATACTGTTGACCAGTTTTTGCATCTAGTGCAAAAATTCTTGCCCTATTTCCAAGGTCATTGTTTGTGACCATAAAAAACTTTATGGTTTCACCCTTATAGTTAATCTCAAATAGTTGGACTGGTGATCCAGGGAATTTAAGATCATCGTGCCTATACCATAGTTGCATAGCATTAATTTTATAACTATCTGAAATTTGTGAATTAACTGGTATTGACAATCCACGATCTACGGATCCATCAAAAGTGCCTTTTAATTCTATTCCAGAATTTCTTGTCATGTATAAATATGGAGTGCTTCCCTTATAAATGGTAAACGGATTTTTTGTTTTATAGTCATAGTAAATTCCTGACCTTGTATAAGGAAATATCTGCGTTCCAAATCTTGTTCCAATTGGATTAAATGAGTTATCGTTAAAAACTTGAGAAGATAGGCTTAGTTGCTTTAGTGATACTGGCTTTGATATTGTTGACCTACTTATAAACTCTAGTCTGTAAACAATAGCAAGATTATCAAAATTAATAGATTTAGTAGGATAAAGAATTGTATTGTCAACTACTTCAAACTTTGTTGTGCTCCATAGCGGGTGGCTGTCTATGTCAATTATTTTACCTTGTCTTGCTTTTTCTAATCTTGTAAAAGATGACTGGAGCGCATTTGCACCATCTTCAATATACTGGAATGTTACATAACTTCTAATAGATGAATTTTCTGTATCATACTCATAAACTTTTTGAGTTTTTGTTGTCATATCATCGTAATCATTCCAGTCAGTAAGCAGTGAGTTCTCTAGTTGCTGATAGGTTTCCTGTACTGGATTAGAATAAGCATTATATAAATCTCCATATGTCCAAGATTCTAACTCCTGATCTGATTCAATTACTCTTGATGGTGATGGGTATCCAACATTAAATTGAAGAAAATCTAAATCATAAAACTCATTTCCAATATCATTTTTTACATACTGGGCAAAATAAGAAAGTGGTAAGTAGTCTTCCCAATATCCCGATGTACCTATGTCTAAGAAAAACAAATCATAAGAATCTGTTGGCAATAATGTATAACTTGCTGTATGCTCTATTAGTGATATAGAAACTGCCTCTGTTGATCCTGGCAAAGACAGATCATCAAATATAATAAATCCATCTTCGTCATACCTGTTTTCTATTTCTTTATAGTTTGAGTCTGTAGAAAAACCAACTGTATAAAGTTTTCCAGTAAAGGTGTTATCGGTATTTTGATCTCCACCAACATATAACTTTAGTGATCCCTGATTTCCAAAAAATGAAGAAGTGTTTTGACCAAAAGAATTGGATATAGCATCTATATCAATACCAACTGAAAAGAGTTGGTCTAACTCAATAGATGGGCTTGTATACAATATCTGATTCTCACCACTATAGTTTAATAAATAAACCACTTTATCTTGATCTTGTTTTATTAAGAAATAATCAGAACTGTTTTGACTATAAATTTTTATTAGCGTCTGTGGTTCGTCTAGGTTAATGTTGTCTGTGCTAAAAACAGCATAGATAGATTTAACTTTATTGTTTATAACATTTAAATTATTAAAATTAAAGTAGCATTGGTCTAGGTTCCAAGAAGAGTTTGGTCTAAAGGTTATGAATTTATATGGTCCAGACTGTATCTCTTTGCAATCGTCATATAACGATTTTACACTTTTTGAATTTAAAAAAATTGATGGCAAAGAGTATTCTGGTGTTTTTAAAGAGGATGATGTTGTTACTAAATTATCAAAACTTCCTTGTTGCCATTCTGCAAAATCTGGGTAAGAATAGTTTGCTGTATATTCTGCAAATGGAAAATCAATAAATGCAGTTGTTCCTCCGTATGAAGAGTTAATTCCTTCTGGAGACAACACTCCTTGCCCATAAACCCATCGTCTTTTTGCTACGGTAACTGGAACTTGATAAGGATAAATAGCAACGCAATCAATTTCTATTGGACTAACATCAGCATAAGAATAAAATCCTAGCCAATCAAGAGATCCTTCTGCTGAAGATTGTTCTGGCAAAATTAATTCTTTTGTATTAATTGTAAAAGATAAAACCTCTTCTCCATTAATCAATAGGCTAGCAGTATTTTCTACTATTCGGATGTGAACTAAAATTGGCCTAAACCATTCACCAACAAAATGAGATTTAAAATTATCTCCAACTTTAAGTGTTAAGAACGCTCCATCAACATATAGGCCATCTAAAGACGATATTGGACCAAAGATTCTCTTTGCTATTGATGCGTCAGAGTTAATTCTTGCCCAGAACTCAACCGTATAATCTTGATATCTTCCAGAATTATTTAGGAATCCTTTTCCTGGAACGATTAAAGATGGATTGTTTCCTGAATTAGGAACTATTTTTGTAACTCCAGATGCTCCAAAAACCAAAGGTATAGATGTATTTCTAGCAACTAAGAAATTATTGTCAACAAAGTAGTACCCATTTTCTTCTGCTAAACCGTAAGCATCTGCCTTAACAACAAGGTTTTCTGTTTGTAAACCTATGCTTGCAGGAAATACTTCTGGGTTTATACCAAGCGATTTTACATTAAATTCTTCTGACCACTGACCAGAACTTAAACCATTTATGTATAGTTTATAGTCTTCAGTGGATGCACCGCCAGGAATAGTTGTTGCTTTGATTACAATTCTAAAAGTTGTGCTTTCATTTGGAATGTCAAATGTTCCAGATACAAAGGTCCAATTTGATGTTATAGGTTCATTAAATGTTTCAAGTTTTTGAACAATTTGAGAGGATGTTGTGTCTGTATATTCATAGCCAATTGATATAGATGTTATCAATGATGATGTTGAGTAAAAATATGTCCCTATACAAAATGTACCAAATGAATTATTTAAATCTTGAAAATTTGTAAGTTCTGGACTTATTAAGACAAACTCTCCCGATAGCCCAGATGGAACATTTGCAGAAACCAAAGTAGACAGGCTATTAGCAAATGGGGGAGTAGGAGCATTGCTGCCTGATCCACTTATGATAGTTGCTCCAGAGTTATCCCAAAGAGTCTGGATGTTTCTTTGATTTTCTGAGATTAGGCTAACATAGTCTGCTTGATCATCTAGAGCCCAAAGAACTAGTGGGTGCTCACTATAGATCTTTTCTGCATATAAATTTGACGGGTTAGACATTATTCTCCTATACCCTTATTATAGCAGGCTAGAGACTAATAAAACTTAATCTCACAAGCATCAGTTGAGCAGTATGCTTCTCCAGCAGCCTCAAGATTTTCTATACCGTCATAAATAGCAGACCAGTCAATCTTACCAATCTTACCTACATATGCGTTATATTCTTCTCTTGTGATTTCTGAGTATGGTTGCTGAGGATAAACCTTGTCTCCCATTGGTAGGAATGAAACTGCTTTTAGTTGTCCTTCGTACATATTTAGGGCAGGAGCAATAAACTTCTTTTCAGTTTCTTTATCAAATGAAAGCGTTACAGAAACACCGTTATCTGACCAGTACTTCTGAGCAGTTGCTGCCAAACCAATCTTTTCAAATAGGCTAACCTGCTTTTCAGAACGCTTATGTCCTGATGCTACTGGGAAATATACTACTGAGGTATTTGCTGATACTAAATCGTCTTCAATTTTATATCCCGCTGCTTTAAATAAATGCATCATTGGGTCTGTATTACCAAAACGAATAGCACGAAGGTAGAACTCTCCTCCAGGTCCCCAGTGAACTCCAGGAGTAGCACCAGAAAGAAGTGAAACAGATCCTGATGGCTTAACTGTTGTTACACGGACTGACTCACGAACACAAAGCCATTCTGAATATGAATGATCATATTTACGAATTGTGCTATATCCCTCATCCATCCATTCACGAATAACTGGAAGGCCGTTCTCGTCTGCAAATGAAGCAATACCTGTAAGTGATGTACCAATACGACGATTACGTTGCATAATGCCGTTTGTAATTGGCCAATGTGTTGGCATGAGAGTCACAGTCTTGCCATACAAATATGCAAACTTAAGAGTCTTTAAGAAATCCTCTTTTGACTCATGACGATTAAGGTGAACTTCTACTAGTGTGCAGAGTTCATAAGATTCAAGCGGTTGCTCTGCACATGGATTGAATCCCATGATACGAGCATCTTTATAGTCTGGTGCATCTGCAAGGCGACCATAGTCACGAGCAACTCCAAGCCAAATAAAACCTGGCTCACCATTATCTGCAATTAGATCAACATAGTCTTCATACTTTGTTCCAACTTCAGCAGAAATAGAATTATTACTCATCCATGCCCAACCTGGTTTTGCTGGATCATATGAGTTACGCTCTGGAAATACTTCTGGGTTCTTAAGATTAATAAAACCATCATCTTCTGCAGTACCTAATGCAAGGGTTGCAGAACGACGAACATTTCCTGATACCACACAGGTACCAATAAGATTAACAAGGTCTACAATAGCACGGCTATCAAGGGCATCTCCTGCTCTAGAGCCAATTACATTACGGATGCGTGTATGGAGATCAATAAGTGGTGCTGGACCGCTTGCAACGCCTCCAAAGCCCTTAATAGGGGCTCCTAGAGGGCGGATAAGGTCATAGGTAAACTCTTGAATTGGTTGATTCTGACGCAAAAATGAATTGATCAAAATACGAACAGACTCTACCCATCCCTCACGAGTATCAGGGATTTCGTAGACTGAGACTGGCTCTGTAGGTGCATAGATAGACATCTGCTTGTCTTGTCCAAGGGTATCAAAGCCTACTCCAATACCCAGCATCAAAGCATCCATCACCCAGGCAAAAAGGGCTCCTGGATCGTTTCTATCAATGTCACGAGTAGAGACCATAGCACAGTTTTGTAGGGAAGCAGAGTTACGCTTCTCCATAGTCATAGGAGTTCCAAATGCCCAGAGACCACGACCTGGGGGAGTCCACTTTAATTCAAACATTCTTTGAAAGGCTTCTTGAGCAGACTTCTGTGCCTTGTTATCATTCCATGGCAGACGATTATCCTTAGCATGATTCTTCTGTACTGAATACATACCCTCGATTACACGACGGCAAACCTCATGCCAGCGTTCCTTAGTTCCATCTTCCTTAACACGAGAATATGTACGAATAAAAGTAATCTCTCCTAATGAGTTAGACCCTGCATCTGAGAATCCAAATGGGGCTGGAGTGTTGTTATATTTATTTACAAATTCATCTGAAAGACGAAAAGAGAATACGGTTTCTGACATTTATTATTTACCTTTCATAGCAAAATTAATTGAGTACTTTGTAATTTCCAAAGTAGTGTTAAGTATATCATAGATTTACAAAGAAAAAACCCCGCTGTTATGCGGGGCTTTAACTTCTTAACCTTAAGTTTAGGTTAAGTGCTTTACTTTTTATTAAGTACTATGCTGTTAGGTCTCCGAAAGCAACCCATGTATCTGTTGCTCGCTTTACAAGAGTTACTGCAGACCATTGTGCTCTAGTCTTTAGACCAGGTGTACCGTTAACAGTTACTCCACCTGCTGGGGTAATTGTGGTTTGTCCTGAGCCTGTTTGAACTACGTGAATTCTTGTTCCGATTGGGAATGCTACGCTTGAGTTTGTAGGAACTGTAAGTGTATTTCCAGAACCGACATTCATCTCAACCATTTGATCCTTATTTGCAAGAACTAGAGTATATGATGAAGTTTCTGCATCAATTGTAACAAGTGAGTTTACCTTTAAATCAAGTGCTGTCTGTGTTGCAGTTGACACTGGCTTGTTAGCATCAGATGTATTGTCTACGTTGCCAAGACCAACATGTGTTGCAGTAACACCAGATACAGTTCCTGTAAATGTTGGTGAAGCAGTTGGTGCTTTAGCATCAATTTGTGTTTGAATTGCTGAAGTTACTCCATTAAGGTATCCAATTTCAGTATCTGAAACATCTGCAACCTTGTCTTGCTTGTTGCCAAGTGCGGTTGTTATACCTGCAGCATATGATGCATCATCATTAATTGCTTCTGCTAACTCGTTAAGAGTATTAAGTGCTCCTGGTGCTCCACCAATTAAATTATCTATTGCTGTTGTAATGTTTGCTGGTGTTGCTTTAGCATCCAGTGCTGCTTGTGTAGCAGTTGAAATTGGCTTGTCTGCATCTGATGTGTTATCAACATTTCCAAGACCTACCATTGACTTTGTAATACCAGCAACAGTACCTGTAAAGGTAGGTGACGCAATCGGTGCCTTGTCATTGATTTGAGTCTGGATTGCTGATGTTACGCCATCAAGATATCCGATTTCAACATCTGTAACATTTGCTACACGAGCCTGCATTACTGTCTGATCTACAGAGACTGCACCAGTTGTATCATTGTATGAAAGTCCTGTTCCGACATTTGTTCCAATAGCATCCTGTGCTCTTTCATCTGTAAAGTACTTGTTTGTTGCACCCTCTGAAAGATTGTCGGTAGTAGAATCTGCTACACCATTCTCAGCAACAATTGTAATTCCATCCTTGTCGCCTGTGATTGCAATATTAGTCTTTGTAGCATTAACCAAGAGGTTTGCTGCAAATGTCTTAGTTGCTAGTTCTGCTGTATCATCAATGCCGTGAACCAGAGTTGTGTCACTATTGTGTGTTGATACTGCACCATCTGCGTAGGTCTTTGTTGCAACTGTTGAGTCAATATTAAGTGTAAGTGTACCAGCAGCGTCATCATATGACTTATCTAGTCCATCACCAGCAGCGAGAGCGGTTGCTACTGCATCTACGGCATTTTCTGCCAACTCAGATGAGTTAGCCTTTGAGTTAATCTGTGCCTGAATGTCTGAAGTAACTGCTGACAAATATCCAATTTCTGTATCAGAAACACCTGAAATAATATTTTGCTTATTATTCATTGTAGCAATAATTTCTGCTGCAAAATCAGCATCATCGTTAACTGCTGCTGCGAGTTCATTCAAAGTATTGAGGGCAGCAGGTGCTCCATCAACAAGTGCATTAACTGCATTGGTAACAGCGGTTGTAATTTCTGTGTCTAAACCTACTAGTGATGGGATCTGCTCTGATGGGATAACGCCAGAGGCGTTAAGTGTTGCAACACCATTAATTGCACCCTTTTGTGTTAGAGGAATATAGTCATCAATGCTGCCACCTAGTTCTACAACATCAGCAAAGTAGTTTAGGTCTACCCAGTGGTTTATTCCATCACCAATCTTAAACTTGTTAGTGTCTGACTCATAGCCAATTTCACCAGCATTAAGGATTGGACCATCTCCACCATTTGTGGAAATCCATTGTGCAGCGGTACCTTTACGCTGTTGCATTCTTGTTGCCATTTATATACTCCTCCGTATATTAGTAACTATAGTATAACAGATAATTAATTGAAATTATCTATTGCGTCCCCGCCATTCCAAACATATTCCCATGTTGTTGTACTATAACTTCCAGCACTTACAAGAACTCCTGGTTCGTCATATGAACCACCAGAAACAAATGTACTTACTATTAGTCCTGTACCATCAATTGAAGTATCATGAATGTGATCCCTCAAAACTTCTGAATCAGAAAGGGTAGCAATTGCCATCCACTGACTATCGTAATAAACATGAACTCTTTCTGTAACACTGTCAAACCACAAGTCTCCATTAGATGGTGAAACTGGTGATTCTTCAGAAACAGGTACTGATGCTGGAAGAGAATCTACATAGTCCTTGGTTGTTGCATGACCACCAAGGGTAGGAGTGGCAACAGTGACTGTTCCTCCAAATGAACCGCCGTTTACAACGACTAAGCCATTCTTTACTTTAAAGTCTTTGTCGACTGTTGCCATCTCTTACTCCTCGTTAATTATGCTAGTAGTGTTCCAACAACGGTGATTGTTGAAGTGTTGTTAGTTGGTGTTACACGAAGTCTTACATCTGCACCAGATACATCTGCTGTTATGGTTGATGATGAACCGTTTGTTCCAACAATTGCGTATTCTGTGATAGCAATATTATCGGATGTATCAAGTGTGATAAGAACTTCAGAAAGTTCTGTGTGTGTTCCATATGCAGTCTTTACAAGGAACTTTGCTGAGCGATAAGTTGCCTTAGCAAACGCATAAGCAGTAACCTGTGATCCACCTGTTGGGGCAGATACTGTTGCTGCAATCTGCTTAGCAAGTGAGTTAACCTCAACTGCTGTGAAGTTTGGAACAACTGCTTCAAGAGCATCTACTGCACGAACATCTGTGAAGTAAAGGTTTGTTGTACCTTCGTCAAGATCATCAGTATCAGAATCTGCTACACCGTTTTCTGCGGTGATTGTAAGATTATTGCTTCCATCTGCAGTTATTGTGATGTTTGTCTTTGTTGCACTTGTAAGAAGCGCTGCTGCCTCTGCCTTTGCACGAGCATCTGTATAGTAAAGGTTTGTACCTTCTGCTACATCAGATGTTGTTTGGTTATCAACATAGTTCTGAGTTGCAAGAACATCTGCACCCCATTTAACAGACTTGCCAGAACCTGGTGTAAGAATAACGTGGTCTGCTACAGATTTAAGACCAAGATCTCCACTGTTAGCCTGAATTTCAAACTCATGGCTTCCAGCAAGAACTGCAATTTCGCCTTCATTTGCAACTGTTGCTCCATCTGTGAAGTATGTTGTATCAATAAAGCGCTTGTTTGAAAGATCCTGTGTATCAGTTGTTCCTACTACTGAACCAGTTACTCCGTGTACTACAGAAGTAAGTAGTTCGTGATCTTCAAGATCATCTGCTACTGCATCCGCATAACCTTGTGCTGCTGTATCAAGAGTTGAAATTTCTCCATCTACATAAGACTTAGTTGCTGCATCTGCATTTGCTGTAGGAGTTCCAAGACCAGTGATCTTGTTTGTACCCATTGCAATAGCACCAGTCATTGTGCCACCTGCTAGTGGAAGTTTATTTCCAATTGCTGTTGCAAGACCTGTTGCGCCATCAACGTTGTCACCAAGTGCTGCTGCAAGTTCATTAAGTGTGTCTAGTGTTCCTGGGGCTGAGTCAACAAGGTCAGAAATTGCTGTAGCAATTCTGTCTGTTACTGTGTTTCCACCAGTACCATCAATTGTTGCATCTCCAAGAAGAAGGTCTGTGTATGCTTCGTAAGCAGTAGTGATTAAGCCTTCACGAGTATCTGTATAAGCCTTTGCATCAGTTTCTGCCTGATCTGCATAACCCTGTGTTGCAAGGATATCTGATCCCCATTTAACAGAAGAACCTCCTGCTGGAGTAAGAACGATATGAGAATCAGAGTTGATTGTCATTGCTCCTGCGCCAGTGAAGTTAAGTGTATCTCCAATAGTCTTGTTTGTTAATGTTTGTGTATTGGTTGTTCCAACTACCGCACCAGTTGCACCGTGTGCAGTTGTATCATTTTCGTGAGTTGTAAGATCTGCTGCTACATCACCTGCAGCGCCTGCTGCGTCGTATGCTGCTGCGGTTGCATCAAGTGCACGCTGGTTAGTGAAGTATTGATTTGTGCCTTCTGCAATGTCTGAAGTTGTAAGAGCGTCTGCGTATGCTTCTGCATCTGTAAGAGCCTGTGCTGCTGCGCCATAAGCATCAAATACACCTGACTTAATGTTAAGTTCACCAGCAATAACTTCCATCTGTGTTGCTTCAACAGATGTTACAAGTGTCTCTCCACCAATCAGGTCAATAATGTACTGATCTGAATCGTCTTCTCTAAGAATGTTCTTGCCGTTAACGGTTGCTGTTGCACCTTCAACTACGAGCCCTGCTTTTACTTTAAAATCTTTTACTACTGTTGCCATTTTTTATCTCCTTTAGTTAAGCCTTCAACCCAATACGTGCATAACGTAGGGTGATAGGGGTTATTCCTAGGGCAGGCGTTACAGTAAGGGCAACTGTATTGCTAACCCTGGAGACGCTAATGGTGCCAATATTCCCATCGGTGTCTATAGTTCCATACTCGCTGACAGAAACATCTTCTCCGTCAACAAGGATAGTCATCTCTGTGGCGTAAAATTTATTATCACCAGCAGAAGTCTTTGCTATGGAGATAATGTACTTTACCATTCTCCATGTTGTGGCATCAAAGTTATCAAATACAGTTACGTTAGTGATATCACTGATTGAGTTATCGTTGTTACCGAAAGAGCCAAGGTTTGTTGCCTGACCTGCGGTAGTGTCAATTAAATCTATATAGTCTTGTTGACTTGGGCGGTCCCCAGTCTCAAACTTAGTCTTTACCGTTGGAATTGATACATTTGCCATGTATGTATTATAGCATAATTAATTATAAATATTAAATGATCCAGTTGGAGAAACCAATAATTTGGATGCCAATTCCTGGGGGATTTGAAGAAGAATAACCCTCAACAATAATGGTGCTAAACCTAACTCTGAATGGGAGTATAGACTCAACCATAGTTAGTGGTGCAGAGTATTCTATTTGTGTTATTGGATAATTAACGGTACTAGGAATTGCTACCCTCTTACTGTAATCATCAATAATTACAGCATTTGCCATTAGTCAGTTACATCCTCAATAATTATCATTTTGCCCTGGCAAACTGTCCAGACTCTATCAGCATCGCTTAACTCTACGTCAAAGACATCTCCAGTACGCAACTGAATTGTCTGCTCTTTGGTAAGAGGAACTGTAAACTCTCCAACACCATCGTTAGGAGTGGGTGCAGGAATAATAGTAAAAATAGTACCAGCAGAATCTTGATTTATGTTATTAGCAACATCTGGGCGACGGAACTCACAACGAATATCCCAGTCAGCAATAACTAGTGGATCTTTGTTGTCATCCGTTGTATAAACTCTAAATGCTGCTGTGTCGCCTTTAACTACCGTCCAACTTACCATTGGTGGTCGCAATCCAACATCGTAAGAACTCTTTGATTCTTGTCCTCTATAAGTAGCCATTATGATAAACCTGCTTTCAGTGATCCCCAAGTGCCATTGCCTTTTACCTGTCCAACAATTAAAATTCCAGCAGAACCAGACTTGGCAACAACTGCTACTGCTCCAGAACCAGATGCTGGCTGTGTTGCTGTTAGGCCTCCAGAAGAACCCAAATACAGTATGTCACCATTTGTATATGATGTTGTGTTTATATTACTAAATACACCAGATATTACTACTACACCTTCTGAGTTATTAGCCATGGTTGACTGTGCCAAGCCAATAAAGGGCAATGTGTCTAGATTACTTGATTGTGATTTTGCAACGGTAGTCTTAACATTAAAACCAGTTACATAAACTGGATCTCCTTTTGTTATGCTTGCTCCGCTTACATTTTTAACTTCTATTGTGTGTGTCGATAATCCAAAACTTACTAGGACTAACTCAATTTGTTCAGCCAATGACTGTACATCCTCATGTACATTAACTGGATCAGTTATTAGAGGATATGGTAAATCGTACGCTGTAGTTGAGCCTGTAGCCATAGTCTTTCTATTATACCACTTGAATCCCGCAAAATAAATAAAATAAAAAAATATTACAAAAAGTTGCCTTTTAGGGCAAAAACATGTTATACTTGAACTATGCTACCAGACGGTAGCAATTGTTCTCTAGGAGGTATATTTTATGAGAAGAGACAAGATGGCTTGGATTGGAATCCTATCATTAGTTGGATTGCTTGCACCTGTAAGTAATTCTGCCAATGCGCTAACAACTACAACTGATAATAACTTACTAAGTGAAAAGTCCTTGACAACCCCTGCCGACCCTAAGTCGGCTTTTTTGGTTTCTAAGACAAAAATACTAGATAAGTATTCAAATGCCCCAACCCTATCCGATATGGATTTGGTGTTGGTTCTAAAGGCAGTGGGCTTCGAAGGTCGTGACCTAATTGAGGCATGGGCGATAGCAAAGAAAGAGTCTAATGGCCAACCTATTAGATTTAACGGAAATACAAAAACAGGCGATAACTCCTATGGGTTATTCCAGATCAATATGATTGATGACCTAGGTCCAGATCGTCGTGATAAGTTTAATCTTAGAACAAACTTTGATCTATTAAATCCAGTAACTAACGCTGAAATTGCATATTACATGAGTGACGGCGGAACAGATTGGTCTGCATGGAAAGGCTTGACTCCAAAGACTAAGGCTTGGATGCAGAAGTTTCCAAAATAAATTATAAAAGAATACCCTCTTTAGTTAGGGGGTATTTTTTTTACCTAAAAACTGAGTTATTGATATGACTAATGTTTAGGCTATTAACATTAAAGTGACTTGGCAAAGAAGACACCCAAAGTATAGATTGAGCCAAGTCCTCAGCACTCAAGGCATTGTCTTTTTTTTCTTCTTGGGTATCAATAGTTCCTGGACATATTTCTGTTATTTTTATTCCATATAAAGGAAACTCAAGCCTCATTGTTTCGATAAGACCTATTTCTCCTCTTTTAGCATTTGTGTAGTTTCCACCACCTGGATAGGGTACATTTCCTCCTATTGAAGTTACAAATACAATAGTTGGTGAGGTTGATCTTTGTAGACAAGGAACAAATAGTTGAGATATGTACATTGGTCCAGTTACATTGATGTCATACGCTGTCCTAAAATTTTCAGGGGTTTCATTAATAATGTGTGTAGGACTTGCTCCACCACCAGCATTATTAACAAGAAGGTCTAACGTGATATCTTGATATTTTTCAAAAAACTTTTTAACCTGTGCTGAGTCTGTTATATCAAGTTGATAAATATCAACATTGTCAGATTCCAACTCAAGCATTTTTTCTAAATTTCTAGATACTGCAATTACCTTATACCCATTACTTGATAAAAGTCTAACGGTTGCTTTACCAACACCCTTACTTGCCCCAGTTACTACTGCCGTTTTCATAAACTATAGACTACATCGATGACTGGTGTAGTGCCATATCGTTATGAATCCAGTGTCCAGGAACCATATACTTGAAGTTAGTCTTAACAACATGTGCTGTATGATAATATGGCGCTGACGATGGGAAGATTATTACGCTTCCTGCCTTTGGCTTTAGACCAAACGCTATCTGGCCATTGTTAACTGCAACATCATAGTCAAGGTCTGGAGAGGCAACCTTCTTAACATCCTCATAGTCTGATAGTGCAAAAGATATTTCTCCTCCGTCAAAATCATCATTTAAATACATAACAAGAGAGTATCTAAGAGTTTTATCTCCGTCTAGTTGGTCAAAATGAGACCCCATCCCAATTCCAGAATTATACTTTTTAATATTAAAGGTTGGAAATAGTCTTGGCTCATCATTATCACCAATTGACTTGGCATAGTCTGAAGAAACCTCATAGAAAGACTCCATGATAGTGTCATACACATATTTCATTTTTGCCTTATAGTCTGAATCCAAAGTTATATTATTAATTTGATCAATATCAAAACTTTTTGTTTTACCATAAATAAAGTTTTTATCGTTTGATGCTGTCCAGTCTAGCCAAGACTCCTTGCCATACTCCTTATCAAGAGCGTCAAGTTCATCAATTGTCTGCATTAGTGTATCAAAATTCTTAACACCATCTTCATAGTAGTAGATCTTTTCTTCGATTATCTGCTTATTCATTTTGTCTCCACTCTCCTAGTATTTATTCTTTTCATAAAAATTTCTAACTTTTATAAATCCAACCAGCACATATCTAATTGGTCCTGGCTCTACATGTCTTACTCCATGATTAAACTCATCTGTCCCAGGAAAAATAACTAAAGATCCTGGCTTTGGCTTTAACTGTAAGTCCTTATTGCTAAAGAATAGTTCTCCACCATTATAGTTATCATTTAGATAAATAATAGTTGCATAATTAATAGATGGATCGGTATGCTGGTCTGTATGGGCTTTTAGTTCAACCCCGTCTTGCATTCTTTGAAAAGTTTTTAGCCCACTTGCCTCTAATTTTGGGTCTACTAATGCAACTAAATTATCTAGTCTTTCTATAACATTTCTAGTAACTGGCTCTGACGCAAGATCATAATTTTTATCTTGCCATCCTTGAGTTATTTCAAACTTTCCTTCAGCAACAAGATTTTCAACATCATCTCTTCCAAACTTTTCCATACAAAACCTTTTAAGATTTTTTGTATATTCTATCATCCAGTCGTCTTCCGACAGACTGTTAATAATGCTATGCAAAGAATCTAGTTCATCCTTAGATAAAAAGTCTTCTACAATAATGACTTGATCTACTGGCTCTTCAACCTTAAACCCATTATCCTCTAGTTGCTTTTTTAAAAAAGTTTCCATTTATTATAACTCCTCAACCTTATATGGTTTGCCATTAAGATCCAACTTATATCCATCTTTTAGAAGTTTTTGCCACTCTTCTTTTTCAACCTTTTGAGCATCTCTAATCTTTTGCATTTCTTCTTTCCACTGTGCTCTGAGTTCTTCTGGATAGGCATCTTCTTCACGGTCATCCCAGAATGAGCCAATTGTGTATCTTACACCACTTGTAATCATTGTCACTTCGTGCATATTACTAAATCCCCCGTCAAAAACAGCAAGCATTCCAGTTTGCGGTTGAATTTCTATATCTTGGTCTGGAAACCTAAGAAGACCACCCTCAAAGTTATTGTTTAAATATAAAAACCCTGCATATCTACTTCTTGTAAATGCTCCAGAGTTACCCTTTTCATCTGTGTTATCTGAATGAACTCTTGCATATGCCCCTGGCTCCCATTTTTGAGTATGATACCCAATCTTAGAAATTGTTTTTGGGTCTAGATCATGAACTGAGGCAATTGCTTCTGGCATAGTGTTTTCAATATCTGAAAAAATTGTTGGTGCTAATCCAGCATCAATGATTTCCTGATCGTTGTCTTGTGGCAAAACAGAAGAGTATGACTCATAAAACGATATTGGCATCCAAGAAATTTTTCCATTTTCTGCCTGTGCATCCAATGCATTAATCATTTTTTGGCAGTCTTCATCACTAAGGAAGTTTTCGTATATAACGATATCTTTAGTAATTCTCTTTTTATTTTTTAGATTCATCGTAGTCTCACTCCATTTTTTATTTCGTTTCTTTGTGGATATTTTGCTCTAAATGCTTTTTCTAGTTCTGGCTGCATCTTGGCCCAAACATCTTTTCCAAACTCTTTTTCTTTTTCATACCACTCATCTGTTCCTCTTTGGTATTTCTGCCAGTACATTCTTGCTAAAAATTTATTTTTCTTATATGCTGGCATTACACCATGTAGGTATGGTTTTCCATCTTCTGTTAAGTAGTCTGGATGTCCTGATGGGAAAACAAGCATGTCTCCTGCTTCTGGCTTATATTTTACAAGTTTGTCCCCCATTACAAAATCAACTTCCCCGCCTTCATAGTCGTCGTTAAAATAGATAGTGCAAGTTATTACGAACTTGTATCCTGGAGCATCTGCCTGCTCTGCCATATAGTCTGAATGGTATCTCATTCCATGCTCTTGCGTGTCAGTGCTTACATGATACTTTCCAATTGTTCCGCCAGACCATCGCCATACTGGAAGAGAGTAGTCGTGTTCGTCAAGAAACCTTGCATCAAAATCTACTTCTACATTATGCCTTTTGATGTAGTCTTCTGTAACTAAATGAAAGTTTTCCATCATTTCTAGACCAAATTGTTTTTGATCTTCTTGGGTTGGGGTATTTGTTTGAATATTTTGTAAGTTTCCATATTTATCGTTCATACCAAATGTTGGTGTTATTGGATCTAGATACTCTCCAAAAATAGACCACTGACTCCAAGGACTAAAAACTCTATCTTCTGTTTCAACCAAAGAATCTGTTAAAACTTTATAGGATTTTGATATATCCTTAAACATATTCTTATATACAAGAATATTCGGATATATTTCAACTGCCTCTAGGACTCTTTCTGTCATGGCTTTCTATCACCTGTATGTTCTGTAATTTCCCAAAAGAACGGACATGTAAATCTGAGTCCACTCTTTATTTCTGTGACTCCATGAATATAGTTTTTGTCTCCTGGGAAGAAATATGCAGCGCCTTTCTTTGGCTTAAACTGTACGCCCTGCAATGGGAAATATAGTTCTCCACCTTCATAGTCATCGTTTAAATAAAACAAACTTGAAAGATCGTAGTTGGGAAAATCATTAGGTGTTCCAGCATCTGGACCTTCGTGAAGTTCTTTGTCTGCATGTGGATTTTGAAATTGTCCTGGAAGCCACTTAACAATAGTCGTTCCAGTTGGGACTACCTTAACCTTATAAAACTCTTCAACAATTGGCTGAAGTCTTTTAAACAAACCTGCAATTACTGGAGAGATTGCTGGATCATTTTTATCTAAAGAAGGTTGTGATGCAACACGATCTTTCCAGTATCCAGCATCATAGACAACAGTGCCATTTTCATTAACATGGCTTTCTGTGACATCCCAGATAGTAATTGATTTGGCAGCAGCCTCTAAAAACTCAATCTCTTCTTGAGTCATGAAGTTCTCTAATTCAACAATCATGTCTGGACTGTTGCCAAAAAATCCAGATGGGGTAAGTGATGCTGTTCTTTTTACAACTTTCATTTCTTGATTAGTATTCATCATAACATTATATCTCTTTTTTCTCTAGGATGTAGTTGTTTTGAAATGATGTATTATCTATAACTGATAACTTTAAGGCTTTTGCTTCATGTCGACCAATCGACTCCCCTTTTTCATTTACTGCATCTCTATACCAATCGGTCCACTTTCCAGTCTGATTAATAACCTGTGCTGCCTCACCATACTCCTTGTTTGCTGTTTGACGTTTCTGGTCAATGTCAGTGTAGTCAATAATGTCAATTGCAGTATTATTTAGCATTGTAAGGGATATTGGAATTATGGTTGCGATAACCGTTCCTGCCTTTATAATAACCTCTTTATTTGGCACCCTTGCCTTAATTGCTAAAGGAATTGGGTTATCATAAAAAGATGTACTAATTAATGACGACATTGTTTCAAAATCTTCATTAAAAGAATTTACTGGATTGATAGTAAGCAAACTAATATCTTCTTCTGATCTAAACACTAGTCCAGTACTAAAACTTATTGTAGATTGCCCACGACCAGTATATAGGTATTGCTTTTCATCTAGAATCTTAACTGTCTCAGAACTTGTGTCATTTATTCCGTTCCAAATAAAACGAATATCCTCTGTACATGAAAGACTCCAGCCAACCATATTTGCCTGTCCTACTGGAAAGCATCTATAGGCATGGCCCTGTGGAGTTTCATCCATCCAGTCTCTCTTAATAGACATTGGTGAAATTATAATTGGACATCCCATCATTTTTTCAACGGATAAATTAATCATTGATGATCTCTATGCCCTAACTTATTAATATCAGTCATAATTACAACACAATACTTTGTGCCAGACTTCATTGGAAGAGATGCATGTTCATAAATATAGTTTGAAGGAAATACTGCAATATCTCCAACTCTTGGCGTATGAACGTAATTATCTAGTCTTGGGAACTTGATTTCTCCACCTTCATAATCATCGTTAATATATATAACAGCAGAAACTGTGCAGTTATATGCTGGACCGTGGTCTGCATGGATATTAAAGTGTGTTCCTTCTCCCTCATATTTTACAAAGTTAAAGGCTTCGTAATAAACAACTTCTATTCCCCAATATCTGGCATAATCATCTATGCACATCTTTAGTTTTTCGTATATCTCTTGATGCAAATCTATGAGTTCTGAATTTGTTTCGTCTCTTGGTCCTAAATTTTCTTGCTTATATTTAAAATCTACACAATCTCTTGCTTTTTTAATTGCAACATCAGAATTAGTAACTTTTGCTTCGGACCAGTTATACTTTTTATTTTGTGATAAGTTTGACTCAAGTGTATCTATATATCTTTTTGCATCTTCAGAAGAAAATGTGTTTCTATATATATTTAACCCAAGACCTGGGTTTTCAACAGTTACCTTTTCATTAAGTGATCTACCGACTCTAGTTGATGTAGTTTCTGATCTATCTTTTGTAAACCAGTGATTATCATTTTCATCGTAAACATTCATTATTCATACCTCCTAGGTTTCCATACTTCATTTTTATATACTCCGCCATCAGGCACCCTATACTTCATAGAGTTTGTTTTATTTTTATTATACATTATTTTTTCATCTTCAATAACAATCTCAGATGACCAATCTTCTCTTTTAAAAGGAATTAACTGAACAAATGGGGTTCCTGCTGGTACTACTCCAGAAAAACCTTTTCTTATAAAAAATGGCATTGATCCCAAAAGGTTGACAGTATCATTATCTATAATTCCAGATGTTGTAAGGAAAGGGAGTTCAAACCTATTGAATGGCTGTGAATACAATACACTATACCCTTCTGGAGTTTCAATCCCCCAGTCTGGAAACCAAGCAAAATGACTTTCATGATAGCCTGCAGGGTTTTCAAACTGAGGCATTTTTTGTCTTGGAGTACAAAACTCTTTATACTGTGAATCATATATTGTAACTGAAAGTGTTTTAGAATCTTTTTCTATAAACTCTATATCGCATGGAGTTTTTAGTGTATATCCTGTGCCCATAATATCAAAGATTGCTGGACATGCTTTCCAGGTAGGAACTTTTCCATTGTCTGGTCCCTTCCAAAATGTCCCATCTAACTTTTTAGCAAATCTGTCTGCTTTCCTATACCATTCTGGAATAGTTTTCATTATTGGAGATGGAACAGATGTAGACTCATTTGTTAGACCAGGCTTATTAGAAACAAATCTAATTATATTGCTCATGATCCAGTTTCTTGATAAAACTTAGGGTTATGATATTTATCACTATAATCAAGCATTGTAACTAGAGAATACTTAGTTCCATCATTTACTGGCATTGCTCTATGTGAATACATGTATGTTGATGGGAATATTACCACATCCCCTGCAACTGGCGTATAAAGAATATCCTGATGCTGGAAGTGTAGTCCTCCACCAGTGTAGTCATCATTAAGATATCCTACAAGCGATACTGTACAGTTATATGAAAAACCATGATCGTGATGGTACTGAAAGTGATCTCCCTTTTCATATTTAATAAAATTAAATGCTTCCCAATATCTTAGGTTATGAATATTAAACTTTGCACAATAATGATCCACTACTTCCTTTTGATTGTTATAACAGTCATCCCAAATTTCGGCAAGTTTTTTATACTCTTCGGTTCCATCATCATATAGATCGCTCTTCTTATACTTAAAGTCTACGCAGTCTCTGTAATCTGGCATAAGTTCTTGATATCCAACATATGCTGGCTGCCATGCATATCTAATGGCGTTTCCATTGACCATATTTTCTTTGCCCTCAAGGACATTTTCTAGTCTTTCTGGAATATTTAAACCTCTTGGCAAGACGTTGCTATACACAATAATCCCACTACCAAGATCTTTGAAAGTAATACCTTTTGCTTCTAAAGAATTCACGATTCCCCCTTTTTTTAATTATATCACATTGCTAATTTTAAGCAAAATTTAATTTATTCATATAAAGAGTATTCCTCTGTAGATGCCCAAATAGCAATACTATACCTTGTGCTTTTTATTTCTTGTACCTCATGCATAAATTGATGATCAAAGTCTATAGATTTTGATGGGAAAAGCAATAATTCTCCAGCAACTGGGGTATAACTAAAATTAACAAAAGGGAAATGAAGAATTCCATCATTTTCAAGAGATGTTAAATATAAAACTGCACTATGAGAAAAATGTGAATTGCTGCCAGCGTCGGTGTCTTCATGTATAGGAACTTTAGATCCTGGCTCATGCTTTGATATCCAAAAACTAGAAATAACCCTGTCTTCGTTATAAAATTCTTTTATTTTTTCTAACATATTGTTAAAAATTTTTGTTTCAAGAATATCTTTGATTTCAGCAATTGGAGTTAAGTCTTTTTTACAGTCTTCCCAAAAGTTATCATGTCCAAATCTCCAGACATATCTTGTATCATTTTGATATACCAAAAACTTTTCTATATTGTTATCCATAAAAGATATCAACTTATTAATATCTTCAGGCTCAAGAAAGTTTTTAACTACATTAATATGATTCAACAAACACCCCTTTTATTAAACCTGCTGCTGGTTATCTTCTAGTTGCTCCAAAAGCGAAGTATGGGAAGAACGGGAAGAATGGACCGAATGAAGGTGGGAAGAACGGGAATGATGGTGGGAAGAACGGGAAGAATGGGAAGAACGGTGGGAAGAACGGGAAGTACGGTGGGAAGAACGGGAAGTACGGTGGGAAGAATGGTGGGAAAAATGGACCGAATGCTGGGAAGAATGGTGGGAAAAATGGAGGAGCAACTGGAGTAACTGCATTAGATGCAGAAGAATCATTTGATGTAAGTGTTCCGTTACTTAGTGTAACTGTAAATGTATATGCTGTTCCATTTGCAAGACCAGTCACCGTTACAGGAGAACCTGATGCCGTTCCTGTAATACCACCTGGGTTTGATGTGGCAGTATATGTTAGTGTACCAGTTCCCTTACCAGTAAATGATGGAGCAGTAAAAGTAACTTCTGCTTGTGCATTACCGCCTGTTGCTGATCCGATAATTGGTGCATCTGGCTTACGGCCATCTTGGGAGTCTGTTATTCCTATGTTTTGCATAATTGAATTATATCACAATATGTTAAGAACTTTGAAAAAACTATAAAATTATCTTCTAGTTGCTTCAAATGCAAAGTATGGGAAGAATGGGAAAAATGGAGGGAAGAATGGGAAGAATGGGAAAAATGGAGGGAAGAATGGGAAGAATGGGAAGAATGGAGGAAAGAATGGTCCAAATGAGGGTGGAAAGAATGGTCCTGGTGCTGTAGGTGTAATTGAGTTTGAAGATGAAGAAAAATCTGAGTCCATAACCGTGTTATTTAGTTTAACAGTAAAGGTGTATGCTGTGGTTGCATTTAATCCAGTTACAACAATTGGAGAAGATGAACCCGTTGCAACAATGTCTGATGGAGAAGATTTTGCGGTATATGTTAAAGAAGTATTTGGTTTACCAGTATATGCTGGTGATGTAAAAGTAATACTTGCTTCGTTTGTACCTGCAACAGCAGTTCCAATTGTTGGTGTTCCTGGCTTGCGCCCGTCAGAAGATGATATTGGTCCAATTTTTGACATTAGGCAACTAAGTCTCCAAGAACTACCCACTGCTCTGTATCACGCTTAATCAATACTGCAGATGACCACTGTGCTCTCAATTTTAAACCTGGTGTTGCATTTACAGTAGTTGTTCCTGGTGTGGTTGCTGCAAAGGTAATTTGTCCAGTACCAGTTTGAATAACTGTTATTTGTGCACCAATTGGAAATGCAGTTGAATTTGTTGGAACTGAAACTGTGATTGGTGAAGAGTTTAAAACTTCAATAATTTTACCATTATCAGATAAAGCCAAACTATAAGATGTTGCAGTTTGTTGGTTAAATGAAACATTTATTACTGGAGATGTTAACGTTTTATTTACTAATGTTACTGTATTTAAAAGTGTAACGTCTGGTGTTGACCACTCAAGACCATTTGCTGTTGCAGAATTTGCTGACAAAACCTGTCCATTAGTTCCTAAAGACAAAATTGATAATGTGTCATTTGCAGAAGCAGAGATAATATCTCCCTTTGCATTTAAATTTGTCTTCAAGATTGCTGAAGTAAGATCAATGTTGTCAATCTGATCTTCTAAACTGTTAAGTTTATATGCTATAGACGGGTTAACAAGTTGTGCGGGATCGTCTTCATTAATATCAAAGGTGTATGACCCGTAATGATAAAGTCTAAGGGCTGCCTGAATGTCGGCAGAGTCTGCATACCCTGGAACTTTTGTTGGAACTAACTCTCCTATATTTTCTGCTGCCATGTTTTCACCTCTTTAGAATTATACCATATTTAACTATAGTAAGAATGTTATGCTGAGCCAACGATTGTTATAAAAATGTGAGTAGTTAATGAACTTGCTATATTTGACCAAGCATTGTCGACATACTCAACTCCAGAAAAATTAATGACCAACTGTGTTCCAGAGCCAGCCAATGATGGAATCTGCATAGATGTAGCAACTGGGTTTGTATGGGCAATGCTGTATTGAACACTAAAGTTTTGAGCAGTTAAGGGAGTTCCAGATACGGTAACTATATTTGAGATCGGTATTGTTATAGATGCCGTACCGCCAGTATATGTTGTAAGAAAAGACTTAGAATATATTGTAGGATTAATTTCTAGGATCTGAATCCACAAATTTGACCCAGGCTGTGAAACATACTGATACATGTATCCGTAATCTGATCCAGGTGATGTATTTATATAAAGATCGTTTAGTAATATTTGCTTTCCAAAAAGAGTTGTTCCAGACATCAGTGAGTTTGGATCTCCCGATCCAACATATACCTGGCTTCCTCTATCTCCTTTTGGACCAATGTCAACAAGGAGTTCTACGACCTCTGGTGGACCTAAAACTGTAATATCTTCGGTATTTAACCAAACATCTGTCACTATACTGCACCAGTAACATCGTCAATAACTGTTATAGATCCATTTAATAGTGTATAGATTTGAATGCCGTTGTCAATTTGAACGTCATAGACATATGATCCTGGAGCAAGAGATCTTCCTACAGATGGGCTAATTGTACATGTAACAATATCGGTTGTTTCGTTTACTACGGCATCTGCCTCATACTGAGTTCCAGCAGAACCTCTTTGGTTTGCTATTGTAAAAAGTCCATCGTATCCACTTAAATCAAAAGAAGAGTTGTCGTTTGAGTTTTTGGGACGGGCAACAAACTGACATGTGTCACCACGATAGTAAGTAAAATTATAGGTGCTTGGAAAAGCCATAGAAATCCTCCTGCTTTATTATATCACGAAACAGATATGTAGATAGACTTAATGATTGCTTCGCAGGGATTATCTGTTCTTATTTGTGGTATCCCACCAAAATTTTGAGACTCTGGACCATTTACAAAGAGTTGCTGGTTTACAGAAAAGTCATAGTCATATTGATACTTTAAATTTCCTATATATTGAGTGGGGCACTCATCCTCATCTGACATTAAGGTTCTCATCCAAACCTCAGTATTGTTAGCATATGTCGTTAAAGAAATATTATAACGAACCGTTACAATAGAGCCTATCTCAAGGGTTTTAAAATTTAGTCTTTTAGTATTGTCATTCCACAAAGAAACATGTCCTCTTGGTAGATATTTCTCATTGGTCTTTGGTCCAGCGCCAGAAATCACTAAGGTTGCCCAACCATCTTCTCCTTGGTCTATTCCTGTTCTTGTTTGTTTTAATAATTTGTTTTGATAATATCCCCAGCCAATCTGCTGTCCTGAAGGAGATAAGACACTCTTGCCATCTAAACCATTTTTTCCATTTTTTCCATCTTTGCCTGAATCACCCTTTTCACCTTGTTCACCCTTTGGCCCTTGAGGTCCTTGAGATCCTCTTTCTCCCTGAGACCCCTGCGGTCCTTGAGGTCCTGGAACTGGAAGAAAAGATAAAGTGTTATCTTGAACTTGAGACTGACTTACCTGCTCAGCATAATTAGATTTTTTAACTGGAGAGTCCATGCTTTTTGATATAGCCACAGAACTACTTCTTTACTTTAAATATGGTCCCATTTATTTTAATAACTGGTGGGAGTTTAGAATTTTTATCATTAACTTTAATTATCATAAACTGCATCCAGGGGTAACATCTCCAAGAACACATATAGTTCCTATAACGGGAGTCCAAGTAATTGTAGATGATCCGTCTGGGACAATTGCTTGTAAATCAAATGACAGTTCGGCAACTACAGACTTAAATTGAGCACCCCAGAGTGCTGTTGTTTCGGATGGAGCGGTAACTGTTATTACGCTTCCATCAACGGTTACTGGAAGATCATCTAAAAAGTTAAAAACTGGATCATAGGCTGTTGCAGAGAATGTCCAACCCTCAGTATCAAACTCTGTAACTTCATCGTTCTCAAGAAGGGATACGGTAAATGAGGCGGAGTCTCCACGAACCACTGTCCACTGTATATTTGCTGGTGTGGCACCAAATTTTTCGATTGTAGGAGAGCACATATCAATGATTATACCATATTTAATAAGGTTAGCCCCTAGGAGCAGTGGGTGGGGTGGGGGTAGCAACCTAGGGACTAACTCTTTGATTATATCTTATTATTTGTATAATTAATGATTTACGTATAAAACCAGGTATTTACTAAATCGTTACCTAATTGTTATAAT